AGAAGTCCTGGCGCATGAAGCGCGCGGACACCCGGTCCCCGCCGGTGATCTCCTTGATCTTCGACTCGTTCCAGCGCCGCCCCTGTTCGGTCTCGGTGGCGCCGACGAAACGCGAACCGCGTAGCCCCGCCAGATCGGTCGGATGCCGGTCGCCGCGCGTTTCCATGAAGGTGTCCATGGGCGCGTTGGCGGCGTAGTCACCGAGCAGCGTGAAGAGCGTGTTCACGAACACCGACTTGCCGTTGGCACCGGTGCCGTAGAGGAAGAACAAGGCGTGCTCACTGGTCGCGCCAGTGAGGCAGTAGCCAAACACCCGCTGCAGGTAGGACTGCAACTCGGCATCGCCACCGGTGACCTGCTCCAGAAACCGCACCCAGGTCGGGCAGGTGCTGCCCGGCACCAAGGTGGCCGAAGCGATCTTGGTCATCCGGTCGGCACGGTCGTGCGGGCGCATCCGGCCGGTGCGCAGATCCACCACGCCACCCGGCGTGTTGATCAGCCAGATATCGGCATCCCACTCGTCGGTGGTCGCTGCGTGCCGGCGGTCGGAACGCGCCAGGCGTTCCACCCCACCCACGGTGCTGCTGGCAGCCAGCTTGGCTGCGACCTTGCTGCTGTCCGCGCGCACAGCCGCATGGCGACAGACATGACGGATCAGATCGGTGGCCGCCAAGGTCTCCTCAGCCCGCCAGCGCTGCCCATCCCACATCAGCCACTTGCCCCAGGCAGCGATGTAGCGCCAGTCGCGCTGGTAGCGGCGCGTAAAACTCACCGCCAGGGCATCCTCCGTGCCCCACACCGTGGCATCGCTTTCGTGGGCATCGGCGTGCTCGGCAGACCCGAAATCACCAGAGGGGGCTGGGTCATCCTCGAAGGGCTGCACCGTGATGCGCGGCCCGGTGGCGATGAATCCCGCCACGTCGAAGCCCTCCGCCAACGCATCGGCTGCATCCCAGCCTTCCGGCTTGGCATCGGGCGGCAGCAGGATGGCGCAAGAGGTGGCTCCGGCCATGAGTACCGCCTGCGAAGCGGCCTCGGCATAGCCAAACCCCGGCTTGTCCCGATCCGGCCAGATGAGCACAGCCTTGCCCGCCAGCGGCGACCAGTCGGTTTTGTCGACCGGGGCATTGGCGCCGTGCATCGCGGTGGTCGCGCTGATGCCCGCCTCGATCAAGGCCTGCGCACACTTCTCCCCCTCGACCAGGATCACCTGCTCGGCAACGGCAATCCCTGGCTGGTTGTAGAGCGGGCGAGGCTCGGGCGGGGCCATCTTGCGGCGCTTGGCATCCCACGGGCGGAACTCCTTGCGGCCCGGCGCCGGGTCGTAGCGGTAGACGCAGGCGATCAGATTGCCGGCGGCATCCAGGTAGTCCCACTTGGCCGTGGCCGGACCCAGCTCGTCGACCGGGGCCTCCGGCTTCTTGCGCTTCGGGGGATGGCTGGTGGCACGTCCGACCAGTTGCCCGGCGATCTCCAACACCCGGGCGAAGTCCGCCTGGGTGTCGAGACCGTGGTGGGCTGCGATCAGATCGAAGATGTCACCACCTTCACCCGTGGCATGGTCGTGCCACAGACCGGTTGTTTCACCCTTAAGCGACACCTCCAGGCTATCGCCCGGGCTGCCCAGCACATCCCCGACCAGATACTTCTGGCCACGCTTCTTGCTGGCCGGCAGCAGCGTCATCAGCACGGACTCCAGCCGGGCCAGCAGATCGGCCCGGATGGCATCGCGTTGTGCGTTGAGATCACCGCCCGTGGCGTTGGCCACCGGCGGCACCGAATTGAAATCAAGCATGGATCAGTCCTCCCTGTGGCTGATGGGTTTGGGCTTGGCAGGTGATGGAATGCACCGGAGCGCTGCTGGCGCTGACGACCGGTTCGGTGGGCGCAGGCGTCACCGGCACCTTGATCGGTACCTTCTGCCAGTGCGCCTTCTCATCGGCGAGGTAGCCGGCCTTGCGGGCAACGAAGCGCACGAAGTCGGGATGCAGTCCCACCAGGTCACACCAGAGCGTCAGGTCGTCCCCGAGCAGAAAGCGCCGCGCCTCGCGCCGCATCCGGCGGTTGGTCAGACTCAAGCTGTCGTGGATGGCACGGGCGAGCACGGCCACCACCAACCGGGATTCAGGGCACACGAGAAAGGTGTGACGGTTGAGCACCTTCTCGATGGCCTGCAGCCCGACCAGGGGCTTGGGTGGCGACCAGCGCTCGACCCATACCGTCTGGGTGGTCTTGGCCGGTTTGCGCTGTTTGAAAGCTGTGCTCATCACACACCTCCCCAGCAGCGCTGCGCGTAGCTACAGAACTTGCATTCGAAGTGGCAGGCCTCAGCGAAGGCGCGTGGCAAGAGCTCGCCAGCCTCAGTCGCCTGTATCACCCGCACCGCCCGGTCGGACATCTTCTGCGCCAGCGCCGCATCGAAGGGGACCAGCTCGGTGTAGATCTCCATCGAGTCGGCATTCACCGCCGTGAAGATCGCCGGGTGCTCATGCAGCCCGAGGTAGGCCTGGTAGATCGCAACCTGGGCGGCATACACGGGTTTGGAGGCAGCCAGCCCCTTCTTGACGAGGTCGTTCCAGGATTTGCTGCCCAGCGCCTTGCATTCCCATAACGCCGGGTAGGCAAAGCCCTCGGGGCCGCCGACGAACACGCCGTCGCAATGCCCTTGCAGCTTGCCGTCGGCCACCGAGAAGCCGAACTGCTGACCGTCCTTGCCTTCGGTCTTGATGATGAAGCCGGCCGCGCGCAGCCAGCCGACCATGGCGTCTTCCATACGATGACCGCGCTCGAAGATGCGCAGGATGCGGCCCGAGAAACCCTTGTCCGGATCAACCGGCGCCTGGGCGTACTCGTACTGCAGCTGGCGCTCGCAACTTACCCCGAGGCGCGAGGCCCCGAGGTACTGCCGGCGAGCCTGCTGTTGCTCGCGTGCCTGCAGCCCCGCATCGATCAAGGCCTCGAAGCGCTCGGGGAAGGTCGAGGTGGAATTGAAGTCCAACATCACTTCACCCTCCCACGCTGAGTACCCTTGGCCGCCACCGGCTCCCCGGTCTCCCAGGGCAGGTCATCCTCCATATCCGCGAAGGGATTGGCGGGGTCGAAGCTCGTCGCCGGCACAGCGGCTGGCACCGATTCCAACTGGGCCACCGGCTGAGGAGCCTGCGTCTCATAGGGCTCGACGCCCCGTATCGGTGGGTACTTCGCCTGTTGGTGATAAGCCGCCATGGCCTCCGTCCAGCCGGTGACGATGGCCTCGATCACCTGCAAGGCTTCTGCCTCGCTGTAATGACCCAGGGGTTTGTCAAATCCGATCTCCCCAGCTGCCTCGCCGAACCACTTCAGGCAGGCACGCATCGCTGCGAACTCGAATTCGGTTGCATCAACCATGAGCACGTCCTCCTGCCTGGGGTCGGTGCGCAGCCACTGCCCGTAGAGCGCGTGAAACGCGTCCTGACAGCGGCGGCTGCAGAAGACCCAGTCCATCGGATACCGGCGGGGTTGCCCCACCTTGAAGCGGTTGTCGCTGTGGCCGAGGCCACGGGCCTGCCGCTTGCAGACCCAGCATTGGCCGGCCATTCATTGCCCTCCCTCCAGCGCACCGATGAAGAGGGTCATCTGCAGCGGCTGGCTGCCAAACGCCGTGGCGCAGCGGGTGTCGAAGTCCCGGTAGGTCATCGACGAGCGCGCGATCATGGTCACCGCATGGATCTGCTTTTCCAGCAGGGCGAGACCACCTTCACTGAGCCACTGGTGCGCCTTGTCGGAGAGGCGCTTGCGGTTACGGATCTCCTCGATGATTTCGCGGGGCATGATCACGTCGTACACCCAGCGCAGGGTGATCTGGCCAATCACCGCCGGCGGGTTTTGCTGATGGCCCTGGTAGTGCCAACCGAACAGGCGAAACAGTGCCCGGTAGTAGTCGGGGCTGAAGCGCCGCGCCCAGCTGGACACGCGCTCACGCAGCAGGCGCGAGATCAAGGCCTGCAGCGCATCGGGGGCACGGTGGTACTGGTAGCCGGTGGCCTCGTCGATCAGCGCGACTTCACCGCTCTTGGCCAGGGCTTTGAGGATGCGCTGGCAGTTGGGCACCAGATGCTGGCGCTTGCGGTGCAGACGGCCCTCCAACGCCGCATCGATCACGCCCGAGGCGACCTCGCTGATCACCCCGGCCGGAAAGAACGCGGTGGTCTGGCCTGAGGGCAGGCGGATGCTGCAGGCGTTTTCCTGCAAAACCTCGGCTGCACCGGGAGCAACGTCCGACAGCAGCGTCTTGAGCTGGCTGCCCCGGCGCGATTCGTGCAAGCCGATGGCGGTGGCCAGTTGGCGCTGCACATAACCCCGGGTGCCGTCCTCCAGCACCACGGCTTCCACCGCCAGATCACCGAAACGCACCACGCCGTAGTGGCTGGTCGTGAGAATAGGTGTGCTCATCATCGTCACGCCCTCCCTCACTGCGCCCAGGCGGGCTTGCCGCTGGGGACGGTTGAAGGTGCAGGACGTGTGGCTGCAGCCGGTGGTGTGTAGCTGGGTGCCGCAACTGCTGCAGGCGCGCCCGACTGACCGCCGCCGGACGAGCCCTTGGGCACCACCCCCATGATCAGGGCGTAGTCACGGTGGTCCGGCTCAATGGCGGCTTTGACGGTGTTGCGATCCTCGCCGCGACCGTCTTTCTCGATGTCGATGCGGGCAGCGAACTCCAGTCCATCCAGATCACCGAAGCCACTGATGCGGCGGGCGGCCTGGGCCTGCGGGCTGTTATCGGCCGGATGGACGTTGCGCGCGGAGTTGAGCGCGGCGCGGATGAAGGTGCGTCCCATGTTCCCCCAGGTTGGTCCCTTGGCGCTGTGCAGGCCAACGTTCCACCAGATCTTGCGTTTGGCGAAAGGGCCTTCCATCACCACGCCCTCACAAGCGAGGTAGACCGCGCCAGTCTCGAAACTCTGGGTGGCCCAGCCACCGGTCCAGCCCTGTGCCGGGTCATCGAAGCCGCCGGGCTTGATGGTCAGGCGCAGCTTGGCCGCCGTGTTGCGCGGGATGAGGTCGAAGGACTGCTGCTGTTCAGCGTCGTTGAAATCGTTCCAGTTGGACATGGCGGTTTACTCCTGAAATTCGTTGGCGGTCGGGAAAGCGGGACTGGTCTGCGCGGCAGGCGTAGGTGGGCGAGCAGTGGCAGCGCGGCCGAGGCACTTGGCAATGAGCTTTCCGAGGTGAGGTTCTTCGATGGGGTCGAGCCGGCCGCTGCGGTCCTTGCTCGGGAAACCCCAGGTGTTGTCCGCGCCGGTGACGAAGGCGCGGTAGGGGGTGCCGTCGTCGGCTTTGAGGATGGCCAGCGTGATGACCTCATCGAGCACACCGGGCAGTTCAGCCGAGGTCTTGGCACCTTCAAGCTGCAGCTGGTAGACGCGACGATTGAAGTCGTCGAGCTTCTCTTCCAGGATGCAGACGTAGATGACGTGCTTATCGCGCACGTGCTGCAGGTGCGTGAGCGCGCCGATCATCTCGGTGCCCAAGAGGCCGTAGGCGCCTCTCGTGTCGGGCTTGCCGGTTTTTTCGGAGAACGCGGCCGGCTGGGTCTTGCACCAGGCCAGGCACATCCGTGAGAGCACGGTCAGGCTGTCGACGAAGTAGGTGTCGTACTTGGCCAGCTGCGCCGGGTCGCCGTACTTCTGGCAGACGTGGTCGAAGTGAGCCTGGGAGAAGGCCTGCTCCGGTGAGGCACTCGGGCTTGGCCCGGCCAGGAACACCACCAGGTCCTTGAACTCCGGCCAGGTGCGCGGGCGCAGGGTGTCGCCCTCCCAGTCGAGGATGGACAGATCGCCCGCCTCGGTGTCCACCAGCAAGGTGCTCGCGGCGTTCAGGGTGCGGATCTGGGAGGTTTTGCCGGCACCGGGAACGCCCACGAGGGCGACCTTGGCACAGCGTTTTTCGGAGAGGCGCTGGTCGGCGCTGATGATCGGGAGTGCCATCACTTGCTCTCCCCAATGAGCGCCAGGCGGAAGGCCGGCTTGGCGGGTTTGAGGGTGCGGGCAGCCTCGAAGGGACGGCGCAGGGTTTCCGGCCAGGCGGCGAACTTGCGCTCCGACACCGAATACTTCACGTCGATGTATTCGGCCGGGTCATCACCGTTGCTGGCGATGCGCTGTGCGATGGCGGCCAGTTCATCCTGATCCCAGGCGACCGACTTCTTGATCTCGACCGTGATGGCCAGCTCGCCATCATTCAGGTGCGTGGTGCCGGTGTCTTTTCCGGCATCGAGCAGTTGCGCGCGGGCGGCGTCGCCGTAGAGATCATCGAGTGCAGCGGTCAACTGCTCACGGGCGTGGCAAATGCCACGGTCCATTTCTGCCAGCAGGACGGAGAGTTCTTGCAGTGCTGGCTTGGGCAGCGCCTTGATGCGCTCGCGCGTCAGGTCTTCGAGTTGGAGGGGAAGACTGCCGATGTCGAGGATGGAGGCAGTCGGTTGGGGGGTGGCCGAAGCCGTGGCCGTAATGGCCGTCGAATGGGTTTGCATTTCGCAACTCCTTGGTGGTTAAGGAGTTACCCATTCTTGTCATGCGGTATTGGAAGTAGCAGGGGACGTTTATTGGAAGAACATTGGAAGTTGGCCGCTCGGCGCGGCCGCCTTCAAGGACTGGTGACGATCCAGCACTCGCCCCCTTCCTGGGCGAAGAACTCAAAGAACTCCTTGCGGCGCGTGATATGCCGCAGGTCGTAGGTGCCCTCGCCATAGCCAGCGACGCGGAACGCCCATTCGACCTTTGGCCGTCGATTGCCCTTCTTGTAGGCTTCCACCATGGTGAGCACGAAGTCCTGCTGTTGCCCTCGGATGCTGCGCAACTCCCGGTCGCCCACCCGAAGCCAGGAGCCGTCCGGGGAGCACTCGACCTCCACTTCGGTGGATTTCTGCGGTGCGTGCAGACTCGCCAAAATCCGCTCCAGCACCGGCAGATCGAACTGCTCCACACCGTCCTCCACGATCAGCAGATCGGTCACGGCGCGCACCTGGTGGCCGTTGGGCAAGGCAATATTGGGATCTTTCAGTGCCAGCACCACACCGCCGCTGCCGAACGCCGGGTCGGACAAGACAGAGGTGAGCTGCTCGGCTGACGCGTCCTTGAGCCGTCGCCCGAAGAAAATCGGCGCAAAGGCGTGGCGATTGCCGACCCGGATGTCGCCCAGATACCAGAGGTGATGCTCGACCAGGCAACGCCGGCGTCCGACAAACCGGGATTCGATGCCCAGCAGCGTGGCGAGGTGATCGAAGAAAGGCTCGCGCTGGAAGCGGTAGCGGGTGACGTCGGACAACGGGCGGCTCAGGATCACCTTGCGCCGGAATGGGTGCGGGTAGGTGTAGCGGCCAGCGGCTTCGTCAACCGTGACCTCGACCTCTTCAAAGATGTCGTCCATCACCTCGACATCGATGTGGCTGAAGTAACCAATGGCGGCGATCCAGCCCCGGTCCAACAGTACGCGGCCAAAGCTCAGCAGCTCTCTGCCGAACAGCGTGCTGTCCATGGTGTCCAGCCGCTCCAGCCGTTGCAGCGTTTCTGTCAGCATCGGCGGCCTCCTCAAAACTCGGTGACGATCTGCCAGCGTTTCAGTAGGCGCATCACCAGCTGGCGCTCATCCTCGGTCTTGGCGTTATCGTTCAGGCCGTTGGGCGCGGTGATCTGCACGACGATGTTATGAGCACGGCGGTCCTTTTGCTTGGCCATGCGTAGCACGAGTTTCACTTGGCACAGCGTCCATTGGCTCAGGTTGTCCAACCCGTAGTCCTCGTAGGCCACGGTGTAGACGTTGCGGCGGTCTCGCCGGTCGCGGCGCACGGTCAGCTCGCTGGCCAGGTGATGGGTGGAGTTTTCGTCTCCTTGATCGAAGGGCTTGGCCACCTTGATCAGGTTGATGCTGATGCGCTCGATGCCATCGCCGGGTTCGGGCTTGAGGAGGTTGAACACCTCGGCGCTGCCGAACGCCTTCAGGCTGAACTCGCGCAGCGGCATCTCGGCGATCTCGGTATCGCTGGCTAGCACTACGTCACGCAGCGCCTTGGCGAGTTCCTGACGGGCATTCCGGTCATCACAGAACACTGATAGCGCGCCTGTACTCGGCTCATACGAGAAGGTGATGCGCTGCAGGGCCTGATCATGGCGCGTGGTCACTTCGCCGTCGACGATCTTGTCCCAATGGGTTTCCTTGCCGTTGAAGCCGACCACGATGGTGTGCAGCCAGACCGGTGCCGAGTCGTCCTCACCGCCCCGGTCCTCGGCCAGGGTCAGATCGCGGCGTTGGAAGTGCTCGATGACGACATCG